TCAGACGTGTTTCTCGAGCGTAAAGACCACCACACCATACGGCACGATTTCCGCTACCGCACACTCAAAATCCACCGCACCGTTGGTGAGACGCACTTTGCCGCCCGGAAGACGCACCACATCAAACACATCCAGCGTATCGTCAATGCTGATAAACCAGCGGCCGTTGCCAATTTTTTGCGCACGGGTATCCACCAGCCAGCCCGTATTCAGCCCTTCAATAAAATTCAAACCGTCGGTAGACGCTGGCGCGAGACTGCGATCCAGCGACCAGACACCCGCCTCTTTCAGCTCGCCAGACTCATGGCGAAATTTCGGAATACTCAGCGCCGCGTCATTTTGCGCTGCGCCCGCGGCCGCAGCGGGATACATTTCGCCTTTGCCCGTCGCAAGCCAGCCTAAAGAGACGCCGGTATCCAGCGCGCAAGTCACCACTACATCGCCAGGGAAAAACTCGCGTCGCACCCAGGTGCTGATGGTGCCGGAAGAAATATCGAGTAAATCCCCCAGCTCTTTTTGCATTTCGAACCCGTAGGCATCAAGGATACGGCGCAGCACCGGACGTCCGCCGGTCGACAAAATTTCGTCATACAGCGCTTTGCCCTTCGGCACCGGTTTATCCGTCAATTTCGCATTTGCAAATTCACCTGTCACCAGCCAGTGCAGATCCGCGCCGGTGTCGAGTGCGCATTTGACCACCGCTTTATACGACACGCTATCGCGCTGGATCCAGCTGCTGATATTGTTCGCCGGCACATCCAGCGCCTCCGCGAGGGCTTTCTGGCTGGAGACGGAATAGGACGCGGCAATGCGCTCAATCACATCCTGAACACTCATCTTGTTTTCACTCATGGACACCAACATCGAAAAAGTGATTTACACAATCGCATTTGCGATTTATATTGCTATGCATTGACCAAAAAGCACAGCTTCGCAGTACATTTTAAACAACAGGAGATAATGCGATATGTCAGATGCAAAATCAACGCCGTCGCATCCGCAATCCGCTACTCAAATGCGATCCAAACGTGGCTGCCACAGCCGGGGGAGCACTGAGATAACAGCCCGTTTTCCGGCACGCTACGCCGCGATTCGCATAACGAAGTCCGCGCCAGTAAACCAGAAAGCATTCGCGGCAATCCATAGCCAGCGCGAATGTCAGCGGAGTCGACAATACACTAAGCAGATATCGCTGAGTCGACTTAGCCGCCACAAGTCTGACGCCGACGACACCGCAACATGGCACGACGCGCAGGTGAACGCCAGCGCCTGGCATTTTGCCTTTACGCGACAGGAAAAGTGCCATCACGGCGTTAAACGCTCGTTCGGCATGGCGTTACGCTGAATTTGCTTTTGCAAGCCAACACTATCACAGGAGAGCTTATGGCTATCACATCCCCTGTTGTGCATGTTCCGCTTAACACGTCAGAGCGGCTGAGTGGGCTGAACCATGTTGCCGAGCTTCGCGGTCGCTTATGGGGCGATAACTGGAGTGACGTAGCGCGCTTTATCGACGATCTGCGTGACCCGCGTGACGAACACGCAGACGAGAACAACCGGGCGCTGGCGGCCATTTTCTTTCTCGCCAGAGTGCCCGCCGCGCGTCAGGCGCTCAACCCGAATGCATTAACGCTTGATGAGAAACGGGCGGTGATCGCCGCCATGAACCATTTCCGCGCGGTAGTCAGCCAGTTTCCGAAACGGCTCACCATGCCGCTGTAAACCCTCAAACCACAACCATGACGTCAACCCGTCGGGCATCCCCTTGCCCAAATTCAGGAGCAACATGATGAAAAAACAACCGCTTAACTCACCGAACCACAGCCCGGAAGCGCTCGCGCTTCAACTGGCACAAGCGCGCAACAATGAACGCCTGCGTTGCGCTGGCGTTATCTCTGCACGTCTGGACGCACTGGCCGCATTTATCAGCTCGCAACGCCTTGAATGGTACGATGCCGCTGAATTGTTGCGCCAGGAAGCCAGCCACATCGACAACCAGGCGCAGGAGCTGCACTAATGGCCGACGAAATGGATCTCGCCCAGCAACGCGAGATGGAAGAGCGCGAGCGGCATATTCAGCATGCACGCAATCGCCTGCTGGCCCCCTCAAGGCTGACCTGTGAAAGCTGCGATGCGCCAATCCCGCAAGCGCGGCGCATGGCACTGCCCGGCGTCACCTGCTGCGTTAGTTGTCAGCAGATTGCCGAACTGAAAGACAAGCACTACAGGAGACGCTAATTGTCAGTCACCTGGGCTTATCCGTGGAATGCACCGCGTTCAGCTATCTCCAGCCCCTTGCTCACTCACGCTGAGCTGCATCGCCGCAATCGCCATATTGCGGCGGTGTCGCAGGCGCGTCAGGCGCTGGCGTTACAGCCGGAGTGCGTGCGCGTTTCGCTCATCCGTACTGCGGATACGATAGAAAAAGAGCACGGTATGGCACGGGCTGAGGCTTTTCTGCTGCATTTTTATCGCCGTACATTGCCAAGGCTCAACGCGGTGGCGCAACGCTATCAACTGAGCCATTTACAGCCGCGCGTCTCCAGAGCGGTGTTCAATGGTCATTTCGACACCGTTATTCAGCAGGGGCTGGCACACCGTTTAGTCTCGCTGTTGACCCGCTACAACCGGTTGCCGGATATGAACAAAGCCCCTGTCGACAGGCTGGCGGCGGACATCGCCAACTTTATTCGCGGCGAACTGGCAGAGCACGACGACGCAAGCGCAACGGAGCTGAAAACGCTGCATCGCTGGTATCGGCACGCGGGCACCATCGCCTTGCAATTCAATGTCATCCCACCGCACTGGCAGCGGGTGGCGCACAAAGTCGTCCGTGCGGAAGATCTCGCCCCGGCGATCATGCGCCTGTTCAGCGAGCAGTGGTGGCGCGGGCATCTGCGCAAAGCCGCCGCGCAGTGGCGCGAGCATTTGCATATCGCACTCGGCAATGTCAGTAAGAAAAAGCAACCCTACGCCAGCGCACAATGTGTAACTGCCTGGCGCGAGCAAAAACGGCGTAACCGCGAGTTTCTTAAAAGCATGGAGCTGGAAGACGAAGAGGGAAACCGCATCAGCCTTATTGATAAACACGACGGTTCGGTAGCCAACCCGGCGATCCGCCGCTGTGAACTGATGACGCGCCTGCGCGGTTTCGAAACCCTCTGCCAAAACCTTGGCTTCGCAGGCGAGTTTTACACCGTAACCGCCCCCTCCGCCTGGCACGCGACAACGCGCGCGGGCTACCGCAACCGGAAATGGAACGGCGCCAGCCCGGCACAAACCCAGGCGTATTTCACCGCGTTGTGGGCGCGTATCCGCGCGAAGCTGCACCGCAACGGCCTGCGCGTTTTCGGCATTCGCGTGGCAGAGCCGCATCACGACGGCACTCCGCACTGGCACCTGCTGCTGTTTATGCAGCCGCAAGAGGTTGCCCGTGTGCGCGAGATCCTGCGCGATTTCGCCTGCCAGCAAGATAGCCACGAGCTGGCCAGTGCGAAAGCGCAGCAGGCACGCTTTCACGCCGAAGCCATTGATGCACAGAAAGGCAGCGCGACGGGTTATCTGGCGAAATATATTGCCAAAAATATCGACGGCTATGCGCTGGATGGCGAAACCGACGTCGAGAGCGGCGCATTGCTGAAAGAGAGCGCCTGCGCGGTCTGTGCATGGGCGGCGCGCTGGCGCATCCGCCAGTTTCAGTTTATTGGCGGCGCGCCGGTCACCGTTTACCGTGAGCTACGCAAACTGGTTGATAACGATGCCGCGCGCGGGTTGAGCGTGGAGTTTGCGCAGGTGCATGAAGCCGCCGATAGCGGCGACTGGGCAGGTTATGTCAATGCGCAAGGCGGGCCGTTCGTCAAACGCGATGCGGTGCAGGTGCGCACCCTTTATGAGACAGACGGCGATATTAATCAGTATGGCGAAGAGACGCTGCGCGTACGCGGCGTGTACGACAGCGTAGTCGGGAGCGGGTCGCCGTTACTGACACGGCTGAAAAAGTGGAAGATCGTGCCAAAGCGCGCGCAGGAAAACATGCCGGACACCGCCCTTTCTTGGAGTTCTGTCAATAACTGTACGCCCTTCGAGCCCGGTCAGCGGTTAAACCGCCGCCAGCGCCGGCAACTTACCGCCTGGCTGCGCAGCGATATTCTGCAGGCGCGCAAACGTACGCCCAAAAGTGCGCACTGTACTGACAAAAATAGCAGGGAAATAGCTGGAAACACCGGGTTTGCAGCGCGTCCAGAAAGCCATAATGGTTTTCTTTATCAGCAACATAGTGCTGGGAACAAATAATTATCGCTTCCCATTAATAATCGGCCTATGATACTGTATAAACATACAGTACAAGAAATTCATGAGAGGGATTCATGGTCTCTGAGCGACTAAATCAGACTCAGCACAAGTGGGCATGCGTGCAATTCATTGCCGAAGTGTCTCTGCTGGCTAACTGCAAACCGTCCGATCTGAAACTGGCGCTAAGTCTGATTGCGGACCTGGCCAACAGCGAAAACGCCACCGACGAGGATGAAAACATTTTCTACAAGGCCGAATAGCGCCCCGCCACGTCGCTTCCCGGCAGTTAACGCTGCCCTTCCCTCGATGCGCCAGCGGCAGTGCTGCCTGGTGCATTTGCGTTTTGCTTTTCTTCCTGCGCACACCTGTTGTGCCAGCGCTTAACCAGCCCCGAAAGATAGCGTCCATCGCCTGCGGTCAGGAAACTTAACCATGGGGAAAAACCTTCCTGATGGAAAGAGACGTGAACGATGAATGTGAAAACACAACAAGGCGATACCCTCGACCTGCTTTGCCTTCGTTATTACGGACGCACCGCATCGGTGGTCGAAACGGTGCTCGCCGCCAACCCAGGTCTCGCCGATTTAGGCGTGATTTTGCCTTATGGCACCCCGGTCAACCTGCCGGAAGTTCAGACGCAAACCATCAAAGAGGCGGTGAATCTATGGGGCTGACCATCGAAAAAGTCACCTCATCGCTGGCGTACTGGATAAGTGTGGCGCTGACCTTTTTTGGCGCCATGACCCCGCAAGACTTCGCCGCCTATTTTGGCGCGCTGGGTGTTGCCGTCACCGTGGCGGTGAACTGGTACTACCGGCGAAAAAGCTATCTGTTCCTCCAGTCCTGCGCGTCAACCCAGGAGGTGATGAATGGGATTACCCGTAAAACGCTGTAGCGCGGCGGCGGTGCTGGTGCTGGCGGTGCTGCTGCCGGATTTCCGCTTACTGAAAACCTCGCCGCAGGGGCTGGCGCTGATTGCCGATCTTGAAGGTTGCCGCCTGCGTCCTTATCAGTGCAGCGCCGGGGTCTGGACATCCGGCATCGGTCATACCGCAGGCGTCGTGCCAACGCGCGATATCAGTGAGAAAGAGGCGGCGAGCAACCTTGTCGCCGACGTATTACAGGTTGAACGCAGACTGGCGCAGTGCGCCCCGCTGGCGATGCCGCCTCAGGTGTATGACGCGGTGGTTAGCTTCGCCTTTAACGTTGGCAGCGGCGCGGCTTGCCGCTCGACGCTGGTTTATTTCCTTAACAAAAAGCAGTGGCGCCAGGCCTGCAATCAGCTGCCGCGCTGGGTGTTTATCGACGGTGTACATAACCAGGGGCTGGAAAACCGCCGCCATCGCGAACGCGCCTGGTGCCTGCAGGGGGCGCAATGAATACGCGTCTGATAGCCCTGTTGGTAGCCTCGCTCGGCCTGCTGTGGCTGGTGCAGCAAAACCATTCGCTGAGCGCCTCGCTGGCACAATCCCGCCAGCTTACACGTGAGCAAAACAGCACCATCACGCAGCTGAAAGCGCAACTGAACGCCGCAACAGCGCTGGCGGACAAAAACCAGCAGGCGCAGGTGGCGCTGCGCCTGCAACTGGATGCCGCCAGCACGCAGGCGGTGCGGCGCGAACAATCGATTACGAGGTTACTCAATGAAAATGACGCGTTTCGCCGCTGGTACAGCACTGAGTTACCTGATGCTGTGCGCCGGGTGCACCAGCGCTCCGCCTGCCCTTCCGCCGGTCACTGTTTACAACAGTTGCCCGCTGGTCAGCCTGTGCCCGATGCCGGGAAGTAACCCGCAAACTAACGGCGATTTGAGCGCCGATATCCGTCGACTGGAGCTTGCGCTGGAACAGTGTGCGCTGCAGGTCGAAACCCTTAAACATTGCCAGGATGAGATCAATGCTAAAACCCAATACGTTGCGCACCGCGCTGACTGACGCTGTTCCGGGGCTGCGCGATAACCCTTCGATGCTGCGCCTGTGGGTGGATAAAGGCAGTAACACCGCCACCCTCGCCAGCTCACTCTCTTTTGAAAAACAGTTCAGCCTCAATGTCACCGTCAGCGGTTTTGCCGGTGATATCGATGCGCTGTTCGTACCGGTAATGGCGTGGCTGCGCGCTAACCAGCCCGACATCCTCACTACCGAAGCCGGTCGCAAAGGCAGCTTCAGCTGGTCGCTGCTAACGAACGCCGACAACACCCAGGATGTGACGATGGTGCTGCAACTAACCGAGCGCACCAAAGTCACGGAAATCGACGGCGCGCTGCATGCCGAAACGCTACCGGAACCGCTGCCGCCCGCGTTCGTCACCCGCCCAATCGAGCTGTATATCAACGGTGAACTGGTGAGCCGCTGGCCAGCCTGAATCGCCCGGCGTTGTGCCAAACGCCGGACAGCCTTGTCCGTTTTTCAACACCCGTCACGCATAGGATGATTTCCGTTATGAACAGACAACTATCACTTCAGGAACTGGCCCGCTTGCTGCGCAATATGATCCGCACCGGGATAATCGTTGATATCGATCTGAATAGCGGGCGCTGCCGGGTGCAGACCGGCGGCCTCGTAACACAATGGTTGCAGTGGTTAACGCACCGCGCCGGGCATTCCCGGAGCTGGTGGGCACCGTCCATCGGCGAGCAGGTTTTGCTGCTGGCGGTCGGCGGTGAACTTGATACCGCGTTTGTACTGCCGGGAATCTTCTCCGATGACAATCCGGCTCCTTCGGCATCCGCCGACGCCTTGCATGTCGCCTTTCCCGATGGCGCCGTCGTGGAATATGAACCGAAAACCAGTGCGTTAACGGTGAGCGGCATAAAAACCGCCACCATCAGCGCGTCACAATCCCTAACCGCCACCGTGCCGGACGTGCGGGTGACCGCCACTACCCGCATCACGCTGGATACGCCGGAAGTGGTCTGCACCAACAAGCTCATTACCGGCACGCTGGAGGTACAAAAAGGCGGCACGATGAGCGGCAACATTGAGCACAGCGGCGGATCGCTCACTTCCAACGGCAAAGTGTTGCATACCCATAAACACCCCGGCGACAGCGGCGGCACAACAGGAGCGCCTTTATGACAGTTCGTTACAGCGGGTTAAACCGCACCACCGGCAAGCGTCTTACCGACACCGAACATATTCGCCAGAGCATCAGCGACATTCTGCGCACGCCGATGGGCTCCAGAGTGATGCGCCGCGATTACGGCTCGTTGCTGTTTGAGATGATCGACCAGCCGCAAACCCCGGCGCTGACGCTGCAAATCCAGGCCGCCTGTTACATGGCGCTGCTGAAATGGGAACCGCGCATTACGTTAAGCGCGGTCACCACCGAGCGCCAGTTCGACGGCAAATTGCTGGTCAACCTGACCGCGCAACTCGCCAGCACCGGCGAATCCCTTTCGTTAACCCTTCCAGTGAGTTAAAACCATGCCGATTATCGATCTGAGCCAACTGCCGGCGCCGGATGTGGTCGAGGAGCTTGATTATGAGGCTATCCTCAACGACCGCAAAGCGACGCTGATTTCCCTGTTTCCCGCCGATGAACAAGAAGCGCTGGCGCGCACGCTGGCGCTGGAGTCCGAGCCGCTGACCAAGTTCCTGCAAGAGAACGCCTACCGTGAAATGATGTGGCGCAGCCGCGTTAACGAAGCGGCCCGCGCGGTGATGCTGGCCTACGCCGCCGGAAAGGATCTGGATGTGATGGCCGCCAACAGCAATACCGCGCGGCTGATGGTGTCACCCGCCGACGAAAGCACCATTCCGCCAACACCGGCGGTGATGGAGTCTGACAAAGATCTGCGTCTGCGCGCACAGCAGGCGTTTGAAGGGCTAAGCGTCGCCGGGCCGGAAGGCGCTTACGAATATCATGGTCGCAGCGCCGACGGACGGGTTGCCGATATTTCGGTCATCAGCCCGAATCCGGCGTATATCACCATTTCCGTGCTCTCCCGCGAGGGCGACGGCCGCGCCAGCGATGAGCTGATCGCCATCGTGGATAAGGCACTGAACGCCGAAGATGTGCGCCCGGTGGGCGACCGCGTGACGGTGCAAAGCGCGGAGATCGTGCCCTACCAGATTAACGCCACGCTCTACTTTTACCCGGGCCCGGAATCGGAACCGATTCGCCAGGCCGCTGAACAGCAGTTAAAAGCCTATATCAACGCGCAACGGCGTTTAGGGCGCGATATCCGCCAGTCGGCGATTTATGCCGCGCTGCACGTTGAAGGCGTGCAGCGGGTGGAGCTGAGCGCACCGCAAAGCGATCTGGTGCTGGCGAAAAATCAGGCCTCTTACTGCACCGCCTGGAGCATTAACGCCGGAGGCACCGATGAGTGACGACCGTCTGTTGCCTGTTGGCTCATCCGTTCTTGAGGTGGCAGCGGCAAAAGCGGCGGCAGATATTGAGCGCGTGCCGGTGCCGCTGCGCACACTGTGGGATCCACAAACGTGTCCGGCGGAGTTGCTGCCTTACCTGGCATGGGCGCTCTCCGTCGACCGCTGGGATTTTAACTGGCCGGAAGCGACCAAGCGCAAAGTGATTGCCGCTTCATTCTTCGTTCATCAACACAAAGGCACGCGCAGCGCGCTGCGCCGGGTGGTTGAGCCGCTCGGTTTTCTGATTGAGCTGCGCGAATGGTGGGAGGACAACGCCGAACCGGGCACCTTTAAACTGGTGATTGGCGTGCAGGAAAACGGCATTACCGAGGAGATGTACCTTGAGCTGGAGCGGTTGATTAATGATGCCAAACCGGCGAGCCGCCACCTGACAGGGTTAAACATCAGCCTGAGCAGCAGCGGCGAGTTTTATGTCGGCGCTGGTTGCTACCTGGGCGAAGAGCTGACCGTCTACCCCTACACGCCAGAAGAGATCACAGTTGGCGGCGAGTATTACCCTGCTTCAGCGGTCCATCTGATTGATGATGTCATCATCTCTTAACCACGCAACATCAGACAAAACGGGCTACGGCCCGTTTTTTTATACCCGCCTCGTTGTGCCAGCGGGCAGCCAACCCCGCCTGATAGCGTTCGCCTGTCGCTGAACGGAAAATGTCTTCTGTACTGATTCATCACCCAACAACCTGAGAGTTAACGCATGACTGCAAAATTCTTTGCCATTCTGACCAATCAGGGGGCCGCGAAGCTGGCGAACGCCGCGTCGCTTGGCACAAAGCTTAACCTTACGCAGATGGCGCTCGGCGATGCCAACGGCGTACTGCCCACGCCCGATGCGGCGCAAACTCAGTTGATTAACCAGAAGCGTATTGCCCCGCTTAATCGTCTCTCTGTTGATCCGAACAATGCCAATCAGATCATTGCCGAACAGGTGATCCCGGAAAACGAAGGCGGCTTCTGGATCCGCGAAATTGGCCTCTACGACGATGACGGCGTGCTGATTGCCATCGCCAACTGCCCGGAAACCTATAAACCGCTGTTACAGGAAGGCAGCGGACGTACACAGACGATTCGCATGGCACTGATTGTTTCATCGACCGCAGCCGTGACGCTGAAAATTGACCCGTCAGTGGTGCTGGCCACACGCCAGTATGCGGATGACCTGATGAATAACCATGTCAAAGCCGCCAACCCGCACACGCAATATGCCCCACTTGTCAGCCCGGTATTTAGTGGTGTGCCTGCTGCTCCGGATACGCACATCGGCAACTATGGCCAGCAAATCGCCAACACAAAGTTTGTTCACGATGTGCTGATTGATGACAACTACATCCTGCCCGTAGGGGGTGTTGTTGCCTGGCCGCAGGCGAGTCCGCCATTAGGGTGGTTTACATGTAATGGTGCGGCATTTGATAAAGCGAAATATCCCAAACTGGCGCTGGCGTACCCAACCGGTGTTCTTCCCGATCTGCGCGGTGAGTTTATTCGTGGCTGGGATGACGAGCGCGGGCTGGATGCCGGACGAGTGCTGCTTTCGGCGCAGTCCGATGAATTGAGAGCGCATAACCACCGATTTATTAACGAATACGCTACGCCGACCGTAAGAATTATTGCTTACACAGATGAAAACAGTGAAAACGCAGATACTACCGTCAGTATTGGCAAGCGGGCATGGACCTATATCTGGATGGAAAATACCGGTGGCGCGGAAACCCGTCCACATAACATCGCATTTAACTACATCGTGAGGGCTGCATAATGACGCAAGCGACACTGAATCAGAACCTGATGGCCACCGTTGCCGGGGAGCAAACCGTCTATAACTTCGCAGCCGATACGCGCGAATATCGTTCGACCTCGGTGGAATATCTGGCAATCGGCGTTGGCATTCCCGCAAACGCTGCCATTGATGCGCCGCTCGCGGTGAAAAGCGGCTTTGCTGTTTGCCGTAAGGCAGATTCGAGTGGCTGGGAATACGTTGCCGATCACCGCGGCGAAACGGTTTATGACATCGCCAGCGGCAAGCAGAAACAGCTGGATAAACTGGGTGATTACCCGGCAGATGTTACGCCGCTTGCGCCAGCGACCGCTTACGATCAATGGGACGGCAGCAAATGGGTAACCGATAGCGCCGCACAGCAGTCAGCGCTTGTCACCGGGGCGGAACAGAAAAAAACGCAGCTACTGAGTGAGGCTAAAAACACCATCAGCCTGTGGCAGACAGAGTTGCAGCTCGGCATTATCAGCGATGACGATAAAGCCCGGCTGATTGCCTGGTTGCAATACATCAAGCTGCTCCAGGCGGTGGATACCGCAACGGCACCGGATATCAACTGGCCGCAACAGCCGCAATAACACCAGACGGGCTCCGGCCCGTTTTTTCATTTGCAGTTGTCCTGCCTGCAAACCAACCCCAACCGATAGCCCTGCCCGATGCGCTCACCGGAAAATAGTGCCCACGTTTCCGACAACTGAGAGTGAACGCATGACCGCGAAATATTACGCCATTCTGACCAACCAGGGTGCGGCGAAGCTGGCAGCAGCCACCGCGCTTGGCACGCAAATCCATATCACACAAATGGCCGTCGGCGACGGTAATGGCAGCCTGCCAACGCCCGACGCCACACAAACCCAGCTGCTCAACCAGAAGCGCATCGGTGCGGTGAACACGCTCACTGTCGATGCGGTCAACGCAAACCAGGTCATTGCCGAACAGGTGATCCCGGAAAATGAAGGGGGTTACTGGATCCGCGAAATGGGGCTTTTTGATGACGATGGCGTGTTGATTGCCATTGCCAACTGTCCGGAAACGTACAAGCCGTTGTTACAGGAAGGCAGCGGTCGCACGCAGACGATTCGTATGACGCTGATTGTTTCGTCAACGGCTGCGGTGACGCTGAAAATCGACCCGTCGCTGGTGCTGGCGACACGCAAATACGTCGATGACAAAATTATTGAAGTTAAAGCCTATTCCGACGATCTGCTGAAACAGCATGTCGCTGCCGCCAATCCGCATGCGCAATATCTACAACTTTCCGACATCGCAAAATTTACGCCAGTGGGCGTACCGCAACCTTATCCGGCAGCGACACCGCCGATAGGGTGGCTCAAATGTAATGGTGCCGAATTTGATAAGGCGAAATATCCTGGCCTCGCCGCCCTATTTCCGTCTGGGTATTTGCCTGATTTACGCGGCGAGTTTATTCGTGGCTGGGATGATGGGCGTGGGGTTGATCCTGACCGCTCTCTCTTGTCTCTTCAGATGGGTAGCCTAATGGCTTTATCTATTTCCGCTAATACGGCAAATGATGTTTTGAGTGTCATGCACGTATACGCTCCGCCTGACTACAAAACGTTAATAGACGGGGTAGGCATGGATTCAATGGCTAATTATCAGAAACCTTTTAGTGTTAACCGGACTTCATCAGATCTCTCAATTCCATACTCTACAGCGGTATTAGGCACCACCATAAGCGGGCAACCTGCTGTAGGCGGCGTGTCAAGACCACGCAACATCGCATTTAACTACATCGTGAGGGCTGCATAATGACGCAAGCGACACTGAACCAGAACCTGATTGCCACCGTTGCCGGAGAGCAAACCGTCTATAACTTCGCAGCCGATACGCGCGAATATCGTTCGGCCTCAGTGGAGTACCTGGCAATCGGCGTTGGCATTCCGGCAAACGCAGCCATCGATGCGCCCCTGGCAGTAAAAGAGGGATTTGCGGTTTGCCGCAAGGCAGATTTGAGCGGCTGGGAATACATTGCCGACCATCGTGGCGAAACGGTTTATGACATCACCAGCGGTAAGCAGAAGCCGCTGGATAAACTGGGTGATTACCCGGCAGACGTTACGCCGCTTGCGCCAGCGACCGCTTACGATCAATGGGACGGCAGCAAATGGGTAACCGATAGCGCCGCACAGCAGTCAGCGCTTGTCACCGGGGCGGAACAGAAAAAAACGCAACTGCTCAACGAAGCCAAAAACACCATCAGCCTGTGGCAGACAGAGTTGCAGCTCGGCATTATCAGCGATGACGATAAAGCCCGGCTGATTGCCTGGTTGCAATACATCAAGCTGCTCCAGACGGTGGATACCGCAACAGCACCGGATATCAACTGGCCGCAACAGCCGCAATAACACCAGACGGGCTACGGCCCGTTTTTTCATTTGCAGTTGTCCTGCCTGCAAACCAACCCCAACCGATAGCCCTGCCCGATGCGCTCACCGGAAAATAGTGCCCACGTTTCCGACAACTGAGAGTGAACGCATGACCGCGAAATATTACGCCATTCTGACCAACCAGGGTGCGGCGAAGCTGGCAGCAGCCACCGCCCGTGGCACGCAAATCCATATCACGCAAATGGCCGTCGGCGACGGCAATGGTTCCCTGCCAACGCCCGACGCCACACAAACCCAGCTGCTCAACCAGAAGCGCATCGGTGTGGTGAACACCCTTACTGTCGATGCGGCCAACACAAACCAGGTCATAGCCGAACAGGTGATCCCGGAAAATGAAGGGGGTTACTGGATCCGCGAAATGGGGCTTTTTGATGACGATGGCGTGTTGATTGCCATCGCCAACTGCCCGGAGACGTACAAGCCATTGTTACAGGAAGGCAGCGGCCGCACGCAGACGATTCGTATGGCGCTGATTGTTTCGTCAACGGCTGCGGTGACGCTGAAAATCGACCCGTCGCTGGTGCTGGCGACGCGTAAATACGTCGATGACAAAATTATTGAAGTTAAAGCCTATTCCGACGAGCTGATGAAACAGCATGTCGCCGCCAGTAACCCGCATACGCAGTATCCATTGATATCGAATGCATTAAAGGAAATTGCCACTGCAGGCCTGGTGAATCGTGTACATGAAAATCTGAACCTTAGTACCATTGTGCAAGCCGGTACTTCAGTAGGCCAATTAACCTCACCCGGTTACTTAAAAATTCCGGTAGTCATCGCGAATGTCAGAAAGGAGGTGATCATTCAGTGGATGTCTGGTGCAACCAACACAACGAATGGAACGGACGCGATAATCAACTGGCCGATTCCCTTTCCGACAGCCTGTCTCAGCGCGCAGGTAACGTTTAACGAAACAGCAGCCCCCTTTAGTGACATCACTACACCGGTGTATATCACTGCCCGCTCGCAAAATACTATCACCGTACGTTCTTATACTGGTGCCGCAAATGGTGTAGATATTTTGGGGATCGGTTTTTAACCTCTGCATATGAGATTCAGAAACGGGCTCCGGCCCGTTTTTTTTGTCTACCGTGTTGTTTCATCCCCACGCCAACCCCGACAAATAGCGCGTTAGCGCTGCGGTCTGGAAAATAGCACTCACCCCAACACCACGGAGTTAATCGGATGAGTGACTACCATCATGGCGTTCAGGTCGTTGAAATTAACGACGGCACACGCGTCATTTCCACTGTCTCAACCGCCATCGTCGGCATGGTTTGTACCGCCAGCGACGCCGATGCGGCAACCTTTCCACTGAATGAACCGGTGCTTATCACCAACGTGCAAAGCGCCATTGCCAAAGCGGGCACCAAAGGTACGCTGGCATCGTCTTTACAGGCGATTTCCGATCAGGCGAAACCGGTGATCGTTGTAGTACGTGTCGCGGAAGGCAGCGGTGACGATGCCCAGGCGCAGACGATTTCCAACATCATCGGCACCACCGATGCCAACGGGAAATACACCGGCCTGAAAGCACTGCTGACCGCCGAAGCGGTGACCGGCGTGAAACCGCGTATTCTTGGCGTGCCGGGTTACGACACCCAGGAAGTCGCCACCGCGCTGGCGCCCATCTGCCAGAAGCTGCGCGCCTTCGGTTACGTTAGCGCCTGGGGCTGCAAAACGATTTCCGACGCCATTAAGTACCGCGAGAATTTCAGCCAGCGCGAGCTGATGGTGATTTGGCCGGACTTCCTCGCATGGGATACCGTCGCTAACGCCAGCGCCACGGCGTACGCCACTGCGCGCGCACTCGGCCTGCGCGCTTATATTGATCAGTCTGTTGGCTGGCACAAAACCCTGTCTAACGTCGGCGTGAACGGCGTGACCGGCATCAGCACCCCGGTATTCTGGGATTTGCAAGAGTCCGGCACCGATGCGGATCTGCTCAACCAGGCAGGCGTCACCACGCTGATTCGTAAAGATGGCTTCCGTTTCTGGGGCAACCGCACCTGCTCGGATGATCCGCTGTTCCTGTTTGAAAACTATACCCGTACCGCGCAGGTTATCGCCGACACCATGGCCGACGCGCATATGTGGGCAGTGGACAAACCGATTACCGCGACGCTTATCCGCGACATCATCGATGGCATTAACGCGAAATTCCGTGAGCTGAAAAGCAACGGTTACATCGTCGATGCAACCTGCTGGTTCGATGAATCCGCCAACGACGCCGAAACCCTGAAGGCCGGGAAACTGTATATCGATTATGACTATACGCCGGTCCCGCCACTGGAAAACCTGACCTTACGCCAGCGCATCACCGATAAGTACCTGGCGAACCTGGTCTCCTCGGTTAACAGCAATTAAGGAGCCTGATAAATGGCAATGCCGCGAAAACTGAAATACATGAACGTGTTCCTCAATGGCTACAGCTACCAGGGTGTCGCCAAATCCATCACGCTGCCAAAGCTGACCCGCAAGCTGGAAAACTACCGCGGTGCAGGCATGAATGGCGTCGCGCCGATTGATATGGGTCTCGATGAAGAGGCGATGTCAATGGAGTGGTCGCTGGGCGGCTTCCCGGATGAAGCTATCTGGGAACTGTATGGTGCCACCAGCGCCGACGCGGTGCCGATCCGCTTCGCCGGTTCTTACCAGCGTGATGACACTGGCGAAACGGTGGCGGTCGAAGTGGTGATGCGTGGTCGCCAGAAAGAGATCGACACTGGCGAAAACAAGCCGGGTGAAGATACGGAATCCAAAATCTCCGTGGTTTGCACCTACTTCAAACTGACCATTGATGGCAAGGAGCTGGTGGAGATCGACACCGTCAACATGGTTGAAAAAGTGAACGGCGTCGACCGTCTCGAACAGCACCGCCGCAATATCGGCCTGTAATGCCCCACCCGGTCAGCCTGGCTGGCCGGGTTTTCCCCCCGCAAAAGCAACGAGGATCGTATGAGCCACGAAACTGATAACGTCATTACCCTGCAAACCCCGATTAAACGCGGCGAGCAGTTGATCAATTCCCTTACGCTGATGAAACCGAATGCAGGTACGCTGCGCGGCCTGAGTCTGGCGGCGGTGGCAAATGCTGAAGTGGATGCGCTGATTAAAGTGCTGCCGCGCATTACCTCACCTTCACTTACCGAGCAGGAAGTGGGTGCGCTGGATCTGGCCGATATGGTTGCGCTGGCGGGCAAGGTGGTCGGTTTTTTGTCACCAGCTTCGGGACAGTAAATTTTCCGGCCAGGCTGTCGGTTGACGATCTGATGGCGGATATCGCGGTGATCTTCCACTGGCCGCCATCGGAGCTCTACCCCCTGAGTCTGAGCGAACTCATCACCTGGCGCGAAAAAGCGCTGCAGCGAAGCGGAAACACATATGAGTAACAGCGTAAATATCGAGGCCCTGCTCGCTGCTGTTGATCAGGCGAAGCGGCCCTTTCAAACCCTGCAGACGGCGAATGTGTCGCTGGCTGACGGTATCAAAGAGACGGAAAAAAACCTGCGTGGCCTGTATAGCCAGGCTGCGCAGATTGACGGATTTACCCGCACCCAGAGCGCGCTTAACGGCGTTAGCCAGCAGCTAAAGATCGCCAAAGCGAGCACGCAGGCGCTGGCCTTCGAACTGAAAAAAATCGATAACCCCAGTGCAGCGCAGTTAACCGCGCTGGATAAGGCGCGCGCCAACGTGAGCGCGCTCAAACAGCAGCACGACAGTTTACGCCAGTCGGTAAAAAACCAGCGGCAAACATTGCAACAAGCGGGGATCAGTACCCGTGCGCCTGCAACAGCGAAACAACGCCTGCAGCAGAACATCAGCAGCGCTACCGAGCAGCTGTCGAGCCAACAGCAAGCACTAAAGCAGGAGAACCGCCAGCAGCGGCTGGTGAAAATCAAAGAGAGCCAGCAGTCGATTCTGGGCGTGGCGGGGAAAGTATCCGCCGTTGGCAAGACCGGGATGTCGATAGCGACCACCGGATTTAACCTTGGCAAAAAATTGCTGCAGCCGGGATATGAAGCGTCACTGCAAACGCATCCAGCCATACCACCTGCAACACCGGGCAGCGATGCCGCTTCACTGCAAACTCGTACCGCCTTGCCGACGGCAACGCCGCGCAGCGCTGTTGCAACTCTGCAAACTCACACCGCAGCGCCGAGAACTGCCGCCGTAAGCCAGCAGCAGAGCGCGGGGAACCTCGCGCCGGCTGTCGCCGCCCGAAACAATAGTACCGGCGCTCCGGCGGCTGCGATGCAGAATAATATCGGCAATCTTGGCACGGATTTAGCGGCGTTACAGGCGGCTTATCAATCCCTGAGTTTGGATATTTTCGCCACCCAGGAGTCGTCGCTGCGCATGCTGGTGCAGACCGCGACCGGTTATCTCGGGCAGCTCCAGCAGTGGGTACAAAACAACCAGGGGCTGGTGCAGAGCTTTGGCCTGATTGCAACGGTGATCGTCGGCGTCGCCGGGGCAATCGGCACTGTCGCAAGCGTGATTGCGCCGGTCTTTACAGGGATCAGCACGCTTATCACCATTGCGATGACTTTTGGCAGCGTGTTTACCACCGTTTGTGGCGGAATCATGGCCGTTATCGGCGGACTCACCTGGCCAATTGTTGCCGTGGTGGCCGCCGTCGCCGCTGGCGCTGCGCTGATTTATAAATACTGGGAGCCCATTAGCGCCTTTTTTAGCGGCGTGATTGAGGGGATCGTCGCGGCATTTGCCCCCATTGCCGAAATGTTTGCGCCATTACAGCCGGTTTTTGATGCCATCGGAGGTGCACTGCAAAAGGTAAAAGACACCTTCAGCGAGCTGCTGACGCCAATCAAGGCCAGCGAAGAGACGCTCACACAATTCGGCAACGTCGGGCAGTTTATTGGAAAAGTGCTTGTTAATGCATTCACCTGGCCGCTGACCCTTTTACGTTCACTGAACGAGAGCGCGATGGGGTTGCTGGAGACGCTGGGCATTATCGATAAAAAACCCGCACTGGCGCTCAAACCATCGATCGAGCAACCCGCCGCAGGAGGGGTATCCAGTTATATCCAGCCAACAAGTGCGCAGCCGGGATATAACGCCTATCAGATGGCACGCCCGTCAACTGGCGGCTCTTACCTCGACCAAAGCCGTACGGAATATAACGTCACGCTGCAGGGTGATGTCACGCCGGGTAGCAATAACGAACGCTATTTGCAGGAACTGTTCCGTCAGGATGCCAATAACCGGCGCAACAACGCGTTATCCCAATTCAACCCGTAAGGAGAGTTCGCATTATGATGCTGGCATTGGGGCTTTTTGTTTTCATGCGGCAGACGCTGCCGTTCCAGAATATGGATCGTACCTCAGCGTTTAACTGGAAGGACAACGCGCGCGTAGGCAAGCGCGCGGCGTTTCAGTATATCGGTCCCGGCGAGGATACCATCAATATCGCGGGCGCACTCTACCCGGAACTGACTGGCGGCGTGCTGTCGCTTGCGGCGGTACGTCTGATGGCCGAGCAAGGGCGCTCGTGGCCGCTTATTGACGGAACCGGAATGATTTACGGCATGTATGTCATAAGCAGCGTCACCGAAAACGGTTCTGAGTATTACAGCGACGGTTCACCGCGCAAAATCAACTTCACCCTGAAACTCACGCGCGTTGATGAATCGCTGGAGGCTCTGGCAGGCGACCTTCGCACTCAGGGGGAACAACTGCTCAGGAGCGCGACGAATATGCTGGGGAACCTGTGATGATTGACGTACTCACCCAGGATTTGGGGCGAACAAGCGTCCCCCTGTTTACGCTGAAGCTAAAGCAGAAACAGTCTGATCCGCAGCAAGCGCAAAAACAGAAAGTAAAAGACATTACCTACGATATTGCGCCTCGCCTGATAGCGTTGACTGTCACCGACAATCGCGGATTTGAGGCCGATACACTAACGCTAACGCTGGATGATGCCGACGGGAAAATCCACATGCCGCAGCGCGGTAATGAGGTAAGTGTCGCCATTGGTCGACCAGGAGAACTGCTCACCAATATGGGCACGTTTACCATCGATCAGGTAACGCACCGAGGTACGCCGGATCAGGTGGTTGTTACTGGCCGCAGCGTCGATTTTCGCGGCAATATGAACAACGCAAAAGAGTGGTCATGGCATGACACAACGCTTGGCGAAGTGGTCAAAGATATCGCCTGGCGTAATTCACTGAGCGCCAATGTCGCGCCAGCGCTGGCAAATATAAAAATCGCCCATATCGACCAGTCTAATGAGTCCGACATTGGCTTTCTGACCCGGCTGGCAACCCGCAACGGTGCCGAAATCGCCGTGAAATCAGGTACGCTGATTTTCCTTGTTCCAGGCATGTGCGTTCGGGGCGGCAAGGTTGTTCCTTCGGTGACGATCACCCGCAGCGATGGCGACTCGCACGAGTTTACCCTTGCCGATCGCGTAGCTTACAGCGGTGTGGTTGCCCATTGGCAAGATACCAGAACGCCAAATGCGCAGACGAAGCAGATAAAACTGACGCGCAAAACCGCGACAACCAGCAATGAAAAACAGGAAGCGACCGATTACACCGCTGGCTCAAAAGATAATATCTATACCCTACCGACGACGTACGCTTCGAAAGATGAAGCCATGCGGGCTGCAGAGGCGCAGTGGCAAGAGATCCAGCGCAACGCGGCGACATTTTCGCTCACTCTTGCGCAAGGGCGCACCGATATCTCTGCAGAAAGCCCTGTGTTTGTTTCAGGCTTTAAAGATGCGATCGATAAGACGCCCTGGGTAATTAAAAAGGTGACACATGGCATTGATAGCAATGGTTTTATTAGCAAACTGGATCTGGAGGTGCGGGTTGATGGCGTTGAATATGAAGTGCAGGGATAGCGTCAAATGCATCCTTTAACTTGCATTTGCAAGTTAAAGAGGTAATATAACTGGCATATACACGAGGGAGAAACCACCATGATGCATTGCCCGGTATGCCAACAAGCGGCGCACGCGCGCTCCAGCCGCTATCTCAGTTCTGAAACCAAAGAGCGCTATCACCAGTGCCAGAATATTCACTGTGGTTGTACGTTCGTCACCCATGAGTCGCTGGCGCGTTATATTGTCCGCCCGCCAGCACTGCAAGTGAGCGCGTCGCACGCCGGGAAGTAA